GCGGAAGCCGTTCGAGTCCACTAACAAGATATCCCAGACTTCGGGAAATGGTTCAATTGATATCGGTTTAGAAATACCGCTTATTATCTGCTAACAAGTGCCTATGCAGTGTTTACGTCCTGCATAGTGGACGAATCATAATTACCACTCCTTTCTCCTGTCGATGTACCTATCTTACTACTGTAACAGTAGTTTGTCAAGTACTTTTTTCAAAAAAGTTTTATTTCTTTCTTTAGGTATTTTTGAGTGGATACCTAACCACCGCTTGAACTTGCCGACCGCCTTTCCTTATCGACACGCTTATCATACTACTGTAACAGTAGGTTGTCAATACTTTTTTGAAAATATTTTTATTTACACGTTTATAAAAGCCCGCAAACCCGTATAAACACTGGGAAAATTGCATGAAAAAAAGTTTTTTCGTGAAAAATTACTTCCTATTAAAGCGAAAAATAAAGGTTGTCCAGATCATATTGTCTGCATACAGAGTGCAGTATGTATTACACAGTGTATAAATATACAGTATGTCAGACGTATGACAAGATGTGATTATATACGGATTGTAAGACGTATTAATGGAAGTAGTATAGATGAACTATACAAAGTAATACGTCTTATAAAAGATAATATGTCAGATAATATATATAGTTTATTCAATTATGTCTGCAATTCGTGATTTAACGAAAGCTGCTACTGCAATATTGTTAGAATCACAATATTGTTTGAGTTTTTCGTATTCGTCAATACGCAATGCGACACCTATACGTTTTAAGTTCTTTTTATCCCACTCTTTTACATATTTCTTGTTATATTCATAATTCGACATAAATTATAGCCTCTTTTCTATTCAATTTGTTGAATTGTATATGCAATTAAACTTCTAGCAAGAATTGTTAGTTAATTTGCTACAAAAGAAAACAATTATCAGAAACATTGAGCTTTAAAGTAAAATTGTATTCACAATCTTAAAAACACTATGGTTCGATCAGAGAAACCAGACGCAATTCAATACAATTCGTTATATTGACTGAATATTCTGATTACTTTAGTACTGCAAAATTCTGTAGTATTATCACTGCAAAATTTTTCAATTGTAAAATTTCAATACTGTAAAATTTTGCTACGGTACGAATGCTACACACTGATTTATTAAAGTATACTAGGGCTATCCACTTTTACGCTTTAAAGCCTTGAAAACAGGGCATTTGTAAAACGATACATTTTACCATTGTATAAATCCTAGTATTCCTACCGTTTCAGTCAGAAGCAACCAAAATCAGCCCAAACCGTTCATATCTGCCCACTAAAGGTTTGAAAATAAGCATTTTCGCACGTTTTAAACCGGGGGTACTTATGCCCTGAAAGCCTTGAAAACGCAGTGTTTTCCGGGGATGCAGAGCTTTTTTGACACCAAGTTCAGATTTCGGATCCATGTTCCCAGATTCTCCGATCATCACATCTCTCTCACTCGATTTTCAGATCAGAGTTTCTTCCTTATTATATATGTTTTCCTGATTCACCTGTTTTTATTTTTCTAAACAAGTTTGTAAAATTCTGTTGACATTTTTCATGGTTAATGCTATAATACACTTATCCCGAAAGGGATAGAAATCACAGGAGGCACATATGAACGACATTACTTTTATTGGAGTCAATCTTACTCAAGAACTCCAGAAACAACTTGATTCTCACAAGTCAGCCATTCTATCTACTGCACCTCCAGATGCAGTAAAAGGCTACAATCTAGGTGTACAAAACACTCTTCTACTCTTAGACTCACTTCTCTCATCTTTCGAACCCAACGAGTTCCTGATCAATACTACAGATTCCCACTTAACTGAGTATGACTATGATGAGCTTGAAGCTTTAGTCCGTAAACAAGTTTATAAATCATAAGGAGCATTTATATGAAAACTTTTACTAATATCCACACATTACTATACCACACTAATGATTCAATTTCAATCCCTCTCAGATACTCTATCATTGAAGGCACTACATGGTTCATCGGCAAAGATGTTGCAGCCATCTGTGGGTACAAAGACACATGGCGAGCTATAAAATACCATGTTTCACCTGAGAATACTGATTATACCATTTTTAATTCCCGTAAACTTATCATCATCAATTATGCAGGATTCAAAGAAATAGACCCTACTGAAGGACATCTAAACTGGTTTCTGAAAGAAACTAAGTCAGACTCGCCCACTGTGTTCAATCATCCAGAATTTGGCACTGTCAGAATAATAGAGGTTTCCGGAAAACCCTGGTTCGTAGGTAAGGATGTAGCTACCGCCTTGGGATATGCAAATCCTACAAAGGCTGCTAGAGAGAAAGTTTTCCAAGAGGATCGAGGGATGTCCAAAATAGACACCCCCTCTGGAGCACAACAAATGACTATTATTAACGAATCCGGACTTTACTCCCTTATCCTCAGCAGCAAGCTTCCATCAGCAAAAGAGTTCAAGCACTGGGTTACAGCAGAGGTACTCCCTTCTATCCGTAAGACAGGGGGCTATGTTAACCCATCACAATCCGATCTTTTCCTAGATACCTATCTCCCATTTGCAGATCAGAACACTCGACTTCTTTTTAAGACTACTCTTGATACTATCCAGCAACAGAACAATACTATCCAGCAACAGAATCACACTATTTCACATCAAGAAGACATCATTCGTAATCTTACATCAGACATTCCATTAGCAGATAAACGTCAGATCCTCAATAGAATTGTACGCTTCGGAGGAAGTCCTCAAACACGTTGGCCATTCCTCTACAGAGAGTTCGACAATAAGTTCCATATGAATACTAAAGTACAGCTTGAACATTACAATGAGACGCATAAACCTAAGCTGCAGAACCGTTTAGATTACATAGAGCACATTGGTATGTTCAATGATTTAGCTGAAATAGCATGTGTAATCTTCGGTCCAGACATCGAAAAGCTGTCTGCTCAGTATTATGAAATATGCAAGTAAATTTTGATTCTACAGTGAGAGGCTTACAACTTTACAGTGAGCCTCTTACAAAAGAAATTTGATCCATATACTCAAATAAAACCATTATATAGGGGGTAAGAAAGTTGATTGACACCACAAAAATTTTACCGGGTCAAGAATTTAAGAATATGCAGGAACTGTCAGTAGCACTTACTGGTCAGAAGATGCCAGCCGGTAAAGGTTATGTTCTACAGCAGGAGAAATTTAAACTGTATTTCTCATGGAAAAAAGTTACAGGATCTCATAAATTGATCATTGATGAAGTATATAAAGAACCAAAGACTAAAACTAAACGCAAACAGAAAGAGTATTGTCCACATGGAAAGTATAATGCAGCAATCTATGCAAATTTACAGCAATTAGAACTCAATAAAAAATATTCTGTGACAGATCTCTATGAACTCTTAGGGTTTACGAGTGACAGATTCACGAGACCAAAATATTTTTTAGATTGTGTGAATGCAACAGAACTCTCTCTTTCTTCTTATAGATATTTTCATAAAAAAATAAATTGTATCATTGCTCAAATATTATATATAAATTTGAGGAAATTTGAAGAGAAAGGTTGTATTTCATATCATATGGACTATGCCTATACATTCAAAGAAGGACACAAACCAGTAGACATTCCAATAGACTACATGGAAGATGTAAAAGCTCAAGCTTTGGCACAAACTTCATATAAAGATGAATGGTCTATCTTACATAGTTCCAAAGCAA